TGACAAACGAATAAATGATGCGCTGTTAGAGTTGTCAGAGGGGCGGTTATATCGTGGCAGGAAGAAAGCAAAAAAATGATTTAGGCTATCCGGATTGGATTCTGGGAGCCTTGGCAATACTGAAACCGCCTGAAAAGCTGACAGTATCACAGTGGGCGGATAAATACCGCATACTGTCAGAACTGGATTCCGCTGCTCCAGGCCATTGGCGCACAAGTAAAACCCCATATCTGAAAAAAGTCATGGACTCCTTTAACGATGATTTTATTCACGACATCACATTTTGCGCAGGTACTCAGCTAGGCAAAACCAGCGCTGAGCAGAATATGATAGGCTACGCCATCGCACAAGACCCGGGGCCTATGTTGATCGTTTATCCCTCCAAGGAGCTGGCCAAGTTCACCAGCGAAAAGAGACTACAGCCCCTTATCAAGCTAAGCCCTGATTTGTGTAAGCATTTTGACGAAAGAGGGAGCAAGGATTTAGAGCTGACATTTGACACCATGTACATCGCTTTGACAGGCGCCAATAGCCCCTCAGACCTATCCAGCCGTCCTGTAAGGTATGTGTTTTTCGATGAAATAGACAAGTTCCCTAAGTGGTCTGGAAGTGAAGCAGGGCCTTTGGATTTGGCAGCAGAGCGCACCAAGACCTTTTACAACTACAAGGTGGTGAAGGTGTCCACGCCTACCCTAAAGACTGGCAACATTTGGCAGGGCTGGGAGGGGGCGGATGTACAGTATAAATTTTTAGTTCCATGCCCTCATTGCGGTGAAATGCAGGAACTTGAATTTAAACAAATCAAATGGCCCGAGGGGGCGGATGAGTCAGAGGTTAGGTCGGCGGCTTATTATGAGTGCAAATATTGTCATGAAATCATAGACGATAGACACAAGCCCCAAATGCTAAGAGGTGGAGAGTGGCAAGGCATAAAAAAGAGTGCTGGGCGGGCGCACAAAGTAGCCTTTCACCTAAATTCTATATATTCCCCTTGGTTGAATTTTGGGGATGTGGCTGCTAAATTTCTAGCCAGCAAAGAAGAGCCGCCACTGCTGATGAATTTTATTAATTCGTGGCTGGCAGAGCCGTGGGAGGATAAGAGCAGCCGGATGCAGTCGGATGTGGTTATGGAAAAAGCATTGCCCTACGACCGCGGCAGAATGCCAGCGGCGGCACAGTTGCTCACTATGGGGGTGGATGTACAGTTAGACCATTTTTGGTACTCCATTAGAGCATGGGGGCCACACATGACTAGCTGGCTGGTGGATTGGGGCCGTCTGGAGACCTGGGCGGATATTGAAACCACTGTGAATCGTAATTATGCAGACATGAACGGAGAAATCCGCAATATAAATCTTTGCTGTATTGATTCAGGTTACAATACCGACGATGTATATACATTTTGCGCCCATAACATGGATGTGATGGTACCCACCAAGGGTGCCAGCAGACCGCTAAAATCCCGCTACAGTGTTTCCGTGCTGGATAAGCAGGCAGGCTTCGGCCTGAGACTCTACGAAATGGACACAAATCAGCTAAAGGATTTTATTGCTTCCCGCATGGCCATCCCACCGGGAGCCAATGGAAGCTGGAACGTATACCGGGACATTGAGCGGGAGTATGCCGACCAAATCTGCGCAGAGCAAAAGGTGGAAAAGAAGGACAAAAAAGGTCGTGTGTCCATTGTCTGGGAAAAAATCAGCAGTCACGCGCAGAACCATTTGCTGGACTGCGAGACCAACAACGCCCTTGCGGCGGAAATAATGGGAGTTCGCTATCTGCTGGATCCAGAGGAAGAAGAAAATGAACCCGAGCCAGAGGCGGAAAGCGATGACTGGCTGGGGGTTGATGATGATTATATTTGATTTGTGCCCAAATTGGGCACAAGGAAAGGAGGTGAAACAGTTTGGAAAGTTTAGAAACCCAATTGGAGCGGGTGCAGATGGCTATTGCAGCTATTGAAAGCGGGGCGCAATCATATCAGATTGCTAACCGTAAAGTCACCAAGGGAGACTTGGCCACCCTTTACGCCAGAGAAAAGAGCCTAAAAGCAGAAATTGCCAGGGCTAGCGGTGGGGATTTGTACTTCGCTGAGCTGGGGCGCCTATGATTAAGATTTTAGAGCGGGCTATTGCAGCCATTTCCCCACAGTGGGCCTGTAATCGGGCATTCTATGCAGAGAACCTGCGAGCTTATGAAGCCGGAGAAGTAACCCGCTTCAACGATGGCTGGATGCCTATTAATCAGGACACTGAAAACAGCGACAAAACTCAGAGGGATTTAATAAAGGCTAGGGCTAGGTATCTGGAAGATAACAGTGATATTGCGAATGGTGCCATAGGCGGTATCGTTCGCAATGTTGTTGGCACTGGTATTAAGTTGCAGGCCAGAACTGGGGACGAGACTCTTAACAAGAAGATTGAACAACTCTGGAAAGAGTGGACCCGGGCGGAAAACTGCGACATCACCGAGCAACAGACCTTTGAAGAGCTGCAGTCCATGCTCTTGAAGCGAAAGATTGTAGACGGGGAAATTCTGGTTAAAAAGGTTGTGCGCAGGGGGCGAAAGTTCCCGCTTTGTTTGCAGGTTATCAAAAGTGACTTGCTAAGTTCTGTTATGCTGACAGCTCCCAAAACGAATAATGTTATCCGCTCCGGTGTGGAGCTGGATGATCATTTGAAGCCCTTGGCCTACTGGATAAACAAAAAAAGCCCCGACGGGTATATAGAGTATGATCCTGACAGGGTGCCAGCAAGTCAGATATTGCACCTCTGGCTGCGCAGTAAGCCTGACCAAATACGGGGCATGTCTGATTTGACGCCAATTATTAAGCGCCTGAAGGACACACAGGACTATCTAGAAGCGGAAACCATTGCCGCCAAAATAGCAGCCTGCTTTTCTGTGTTTATCACCACCCAGACGGGGGCGCCTGGCAATGTTGGCAGGGCTACCGTAGCAAAGGACCCAGAGAAAAAGAAGCTGCAAAGCATTCGTCCCGGCATGATTAAGTATTTAGCACCGGGGGAAAGTGTCTCAACGGCCAATCCATCCCGAAGCATTGCTACCGCCAAGGATTACGTTGCTATTCAGGAGCGTTTGGCGGGGGCAGGCTTAGGCCTATCATATGAGCTTATGAGCCGTGATTTTCATAAATCCAGCTTTTCCGCCGCAAGGCAGGGTATGCTGGAGGATCGGAAAACCTTTGAGCCTATCCAGATTTTCATGGCTGAGCATTTATGTATGCCTATTTATCGGGAGTGGCTTGATACTTGCGTACTAGCTGGCCTGATTGATATTCCTGATTACTTCCAGCATAGGGAAGAGTACCAGCAATGTGAATGGGTGACACCGGGGTGGGCATGGATTGACCCCCAAAAAGAGGTTAATGCTGATATTATCGCCATCCAGAACGGCGGTAAGACCATGAGCCAGTGGTGTGCCGAGCGTGGCTACGATTGGCGGGAACAGCTGGAGCAGATGGCGCTGGAAAAGAAAACCGCTGAGGAAATGGGGCTGACTTTGGCGATTCATACACCTATCAATGTACAGGCAGCCTTGTCCAATCATGTTGATAATGACAATGGCGAAAGTCAGGAACAAGAAGAGGAGGAAAGCGATGAAAAGGAATAGAAACGAGCCACTGGAAAGATTCACAGCTGGTGAAATCGCTTATCGCGAGGCAGAGGATGGAGAAAAGGATAGCCGACAGGTAATACTTTCCTTGTCCAGTGAAGAGCCATACCCACGTTATTTTGGCAACGAAATCCTTTGTCACGATGCGGGGGCCATAGATCTAACACGCTTGCAGGAGCTGGGGGTTGTGCTATTCAACCACAACGCTGATTGCGTTCTGGGGCGGGTTGTTTCCGTGGAGCTGGATGAAGCCCAGCACAAGCTGAGGGCTGTAGTCCAGTTTGATGATGATGAAGCCAGCGAAAAAATTTATCAAAAAGTTAAAAACGGCACTCTAAAGGGTGTATCTGTAGGCTATCATGTCAGCGTATGGGAGGAAGTGGAAGCTGGAGCTGTTAGCAGTAACGGCAGATTCACTGGCCCTTGTTGTGTTGCAACTAGCTGGGAGCCTTTAGAGTTATCCATTGTGTCAGTCCCCGCCGATCCGACAGTGGGGGTAGGGAGAAACTACCAGGGACAGCAGAACAAAGAGAATGGAGAGAGAAGCATGAAAGATCAGAATCAGAATGGGGAAATTATGACTCCAGAAAACAATGGAACACCGCCAGAGGATGAACGCCAGGCAGGCATTCAGGCAGAGAGACAGAGAGTGCAGGACATTACTGGCCTTTGTCGTCAGTTTGATATAGAGCCGGAGACTTTCATCAAAGAGGGCAAGAGCGTGGAAGAGTGCCGGGCGGCTATTCTGGAAAAGCTGGCAGGACAGAGAAAGCCTCAGAATGTAACCATCCAGGCGGATGAAATGGACAAATTTAGAGCGGC